CTGATAGTCTCTTACATTCGGTAATATCATTTGTTCCTGCGTCTGGGATAATCAATAATTTTATGTCTTCAGAAACAACTACATCATCTGATAGCCCATGTGCTTTTGCCCCTCCATGTACAATATAATCAACAAGATAATCACTATCCATTTGTTTCATATACAAATACATCATTGCAGCAGAGCAAAACCCGTCTGGATCTTCATCAACCAATATTCCAATTTTATTTTTTTGATTGAAATGTTTCATGAATAAATCAACAGCTTCTTCAATATTGTCTAAGTTTTGATATGGTTCAACAACACTCTCATCTAAATTTAAATATCTATAGTAATCATCAATTCCTCTATTTTTAAGAACTTCTGCCAATACATTAGAAGTATCATTATTTCCATTTTCATATAATTTATATTGCAAATTTGTACCTCTCTATCTCAATTTGTAAATATTATGTTCTACCATATACTGCCATTTTGTAGGATTGTCTGAGGGAGACTCATGGTCATTCAAGACATTATCTTCATCAAACATATAGAAAAGAGGAACCCCATCTGGGAACCTATCAGCTAATTTTTCTAATTCTTCTTTTGTAACGTCTTTGTCAAAACAAAGTATGATGTCAACACCTAACCTAACAAGCATATCTATTTGATGTTGCGATAATTCCTTTCCTCCGGTTCCCCCGCTATTTCTATATCCATAACTCCATAGCTGTTGTGAGAATTTCTCACTTTCTCCTACAAATATCTTTCCAGATGATTTTATGTAATCAATAGTTTTGTATAGTCCATATATTATCTTCGATCTTGCACATGGTTCTAAATAAATATATTTGTTTTCTCCATCAGGAACTTCTCTATAAAAATATCTACCTTTGATACCTACTAAATCTCCCAACTCTGAACGAATAGGAATTGTGTATCTGTTGCTTTCTTCATCAAAGCCAATTTCAAATTCTTTTTGGGTAGAATAATCTATATTGTCTTCACAAAACAAATCATTGACATATCCCTTATAATAAGAAAGTACATTCTCATTAATTGGTTTTAATGGTTTTTCTTTCTCTATACTTGTATTAGAACACATGTCATCAATCATCTTTAAGATTTTAAAACTTTCTGGAATATCTTCTTCAAAATCATGATAATAAGACATTCCAATTTCGTCACATATAAACTGTAGTCCTTTAGGAAAAGTTAAATCCTTCGTATAGCAAACCAAATCAATAATATCCGTTTTTCTATTGGTTTTAACCATTTGCCTTGTGTAGTTCTGACACATTAAATATTCGCTGTTATATAGAACAACTGCTCCATTGTTATCTCCTGTTGCGTTTGCACAAGTCCAATAACCATTTGAAGCATGATATTTGATATGGTGGCAACCAATGGATTCTAGGATTTGCTCAACATATCGGTTTTCATATATGTAATTCTTTAATTCTTTTACATCCAAGTGCCACCCTCCAAATTATTCTGTACTTTTAGGTTTTTTAATGATATAACCTATATTTCTCCAAATATTAAAATTGAGATCTATTTCAAATAACATAACTTTATCTTTGCTGCCAGCCCTGTTTTTATCAGGTTTAATACAAAAGTATTGCTTTTTTAAGTCTAAATCTTCTGTAACAGGCTCACCCCAGCTATCATTTTCTGCGACCATTTGATATTTGTGATATTCGTCTTTATTCAGCTTTTTGCCAATATTTAAGATATCAGCAACGTGCTTTATTTGCTTTGCATTTGCAATATTGTTACTACTCAGACTAAAAATATCTGTAAACACGGTGTCATCACTTAACTGGAATACTGCATAACCACTCATTCTTAATTCTTTTGTCAATTCTTTCAGTCTAGTAGCAAACTGTTTTATTTGTGACCAATCATCTGTGTTATATCCTTTTAATGTGTCATATCCATAATATTTGATGTTTTGAACCATCTTTGCTTTACGCAATTCAAACTCGATCTGCTCTGGACTATAATCATTACCAACATCTTTAAACAGCACCTTCCCCTTGCGTTCAGAACTGTCTATCCATTCTGTTACGGTTTTTACTTGCCAATATTCTTCTGATTCTGCCTGGACTCTTTTTATATATTCGTCATTTGATTCTGTGTAGATACCAAAATCATCTATTTTTCTTCTGATGATTTCTCCCTTTTTGTCGTGATATACACCAAGAACAATTTCCTTTTCTGGCTTTTCAATCACTACACCATGTAAATCCTGAAATTCCTTATTGTTGATAACAGTAGTAATCAAACAGCTACGCAAGTCTTCCTCATCCATTTCATTACTCATAAGGAAAAAGTTTTCGTTCTGAACAAGTGCAACATATGCTGCCAATAATACCAGTTTTCTTGTTTTACCTTCATTGGATAAGAAACCCTCAAATAATAGTTTTGTATCTCTCATGCCAAGGAAATATTCATTGTACATATACCATGGGAAAGGTAATCCGAAATTAGGTTTTTCAAGATACTTATCAATCTGTGCTGTATTATTATCTGTAAGCTCTACTGCCTCCTCTCCTGCGTTTATAACTGTATGAATCTTGTCTGCTTTTGTGCGGATGATCCTATATATATCATTTGATGACATCTTATCGAAATTCTTATGAGCTAATATCTTTTCGACAGGGAAACCATTTCTTCCATATTCCCTTACAAGAGAATATTTTTTAACTGTATCAAAATAGTTTTTGCAGTCATTTTCATCAGCCAGATTCATATATTGTTGTATAGTTTTCCAACCTTTATATTGCTTATATGTACTTAATCTTTCTGGATTTTGGCTCATGAAGACATTCATCTTTGTCTCATCTACTGTCTGTGAAAAAGTCAGATAATACGTTTCAAAACAATCATAAAAGAACTTTACTGCCGGATCAGAGAAATCGTACTTGCTTCTCATAAAATTACCATAATTAACAAATGAATCAGGGTCTTTTAGTAGTGCGCCCACGAAGCATATTTCTGCTTGCACATTGGATGCACCATGTTCTTCTGCCAATCAATTATCACCACCAATCATCCAAAAATATCATCAACTAAAGCAGATATATCATCTGGATCATTTTTTTCTGGTTTATTTGATGTATATCCAATACTTTTACCAACAATATTTTCGCTTTTTTCTATTTCTTTTTCTGCCTCTATAATTCTTTGCTTTTCAAGCCATCTTAAATAGCTATCATATTTATTAACCAAAATTGACAAGTCATAATTGATACGTTTATCGGAACTCATTACAAGTCCTTTTGTTTTGTTTCTATCTGCAATTCCATTTAACATATCAATCTTTCTTTTCCACATATCAAGTAAATGCTCTGGTGGTATTCCAACAGACATGCCTTTAAATGTACCATTATATATATCACTTAACTTTTGCCATACGGTTGTTGGTACAATCGTGACATCATACGAATCCTTTATAAACTCAAAAACATTTTCTTTTGTAATCGCTAAACTTAAATGTTGATATGATTCTTTTCTTATTTGATCTAAATGATTCAGAACCCATGTCCATTTCTGCGAAACATCTTCTCTCTTCATTTGTGAGCGTTTGTTGCACATATTGATAAAGCAACTACTATGATATGTTTTTTTATCATAGTAGATTGCATCGTCAATATCATTATGGCTTATGTAAAAGTATTCCTCGCAACATCCGCATTTTCTTCTTATTCCAACATGTTGATTATCTTTTATATACCGCATTAGTCCACCTTTACATAAGAAAATTGATTACTGAAACATATCGAGAACTTTCTGCAAAACAACCGCATCCGTAACATTCTTAAATGCCGTAGGAAGTCCTGCCGCTTTCAACTTATCTCCCATTTCTTTCTTATCAACAGGTGACAGCGCATTTTTCTTTGCAATGATTTCTTTCTTCATTGCTTCAATATCTACGCCAGAACTATTATCTTCAGCAGACTCTTCATTTGCTGGTTCACCAACCTTACCAAGAATTTCCTTGCTATAAATGTTCTGTTCAACATCAACAGCCTTGGTTAAGTCATTCTTAACAACAAATGCCTTTTTGTCTGCGGTCTTATCAATAACTGCTTGCCAATCTACCAGCGTAGGATCTTCAATAATAATGTTGTCCTCATGTGTATGTGTTCTGTCTTTCTTAACATGGGCGCACACAACACCATCTTCATTTCTGAACATACGAACTTCTGTTTTTACATTGTATGTCATACCCTTGAATCCATCAGGAATCTTTCTGCCAGTAGTTACACTCATAGTAGAACCGTCTGCCTGTTTAATTGTCTCTTTCTCATCTGTTTCTCTTGCAGTCACAATATAGTGAACGCCAGATGCCATCAAATCAAGAATCAAGTCCTGTCCTTTAAAGTTGATAGTCTGATAATCCTTCAGTTCCATTCCGGCTCCCTCGATCTTTACAAGCCGAGCATCACCTACAAGACCATCCTTATCAGCTTTTACCTTATTTCTTTTCTTAGAAAACTCTATCAATCCCTGTTTTGTCGTCAAATTCAAAATGCTTGTACCATCAACAACAATCGCATCTGCTCTAAAAGGTTCACCATCTGCATCTAACAGAACTTCATCGGTTTCATCACCAGTCTCTTCATCAAGAACATATAAGTCTTCATTATTCTTAACTTTTGCAATATACTCTCTTACTTCTCCAAGAGACTGTGTATATACGATATAAATATTTTCAAGGTCTACACCGTTTGCTTCCAATTCACCCAAATAATCGTCAATGGAACCAGTCTCAGGATCAAGATACAATACTCTAAACGGCTTACCGTCTGGACGTTTGAAATATGCTAACTGCATAGCCATAGTAGACTTTCCTGTAAACTGCTCTCCATATAAAATCATTCCTAATTTACTCTGTGTTACTGACGCTTTTCTTGCCTTTGCCATTAAATTACCTCCGAAATTGTATTATTATTAAGTATTGTGGAACACCATTTCTGACGTTCCGAAACATTTATTTTTACCATGCTTCATCTTCATCGTTGCCAGAGTCCAAATTAGCTTCTCCCCAATCGTCACTGCCAGCATCGCCACCGAAATCATTTTCAGCTTTGTTTGCCTGTGCAATCTTTGACATAGCTTCTGTAACATTCGCTTCTGTATAGAGTTCCTTATCAACAGTAGAACCTTTTGCGTTGGTAATGATAAATTCTCTCTTGGTAGGCGCAAGAACCTTCTCCATAGATACTTCTTCACCCCAGTTGTCATCATCATCTTCAACTGTTTCTGTCTGTGTAGACGCTACCATGTGACCGCTGACCTGAATTGCATTATATGGCTTTAAGGATTTCTTGAACTTATTTGCCAAACCCTTATTCTCGATAATGAACTCAACATCTTCAATGTTGCTGTATGTAATAACCTTTGCAGATACAACAAATCTTCCAGTCGGCTTATCATTTTCCTTTTCCTGATCAATACCCATGAATACAATTACCTGGATAAAGTCATTCTGCTGAGTGAAGTTCTCATCACTAAAATCAATTTCTGAACAAAGTGAAATCTGATTAGGAACCAACTTCGTAGAAGTCTTCTTATTACCGTTGTTATCCAAGAAGCTACTATAATCAAGATTACCTCTGATAAATACGCTTACACCATCTTTCAGATTAGCACTTATTTCCTTACAAGCATCAAAGTCTGTCATGACCTTCTTATCATTAATGGTCTTTCCA